GGAGCTGTACCTGCTGCTTTAAATGATATTCAAACATTTATTAGAAAAACAACATTTGACCAATATGGTAATTCTAAATTAGCTAAATTACAAGGAGTAATAAGTAGTTCAGCTTTATCTATTTCTATTGTTGGTTCATATGTTTTAACAGCTGTTAATACCTTATCATTAATTGATGCTTTTATTTTATCTTGTGATAAATTTTCTAATTTAATACCTACAACCCCAGAAATTAATAGTATAGCAGACTCACAAAGACAAGCTAACCAGACACAAAACCAAACAACTTATAAAGGATTCATAATTGAGATTGAAATAGTACCTTTTACTCCTACAGTTAACCGTAGAAGAGCAATTGGTAAAAATTCTCAAGGTATCAAATTGGTAGCTAGTGATTTATCATTTACAACAAATGATTTAACATTAATTAATGAGTTAAAACTAATAATTGATAACAATAATTTATTTGCAGAGATACCACCACCACAATCTGTAATCTCTATAACCTCTACAACTATTGAATTACCACCCACCACTTCTCCTACAACAACAACCCCTACAGGTGATCCTACTCCTTTAGGTTATTTAGGTAAATATGTTGGTGAAAAAGGATATGATGTTCAAGATAATGGTTCTGTTGAAGATGTATATGATTGGGATGGTAGTAAATGGATTTTTATAGAAACTAGAAACATTTAATATTTATAAACAATGAAACCATCAGATTTTAAAAAAATGATCAAAGAAGCAGTAAAGGAAGCTATTCAAGAAGAATTGAAAGATATTCTATTGGAAGCTGTTCGTGCTCCTAAGACAATTGTTACGGAGTCAATTAGAGATACTTACGCTCAACCTCATCTTTCAAAACCTAAACAACTAACACCTCAAGAAAGACAAGCAATGTTTGGAGGTATTTTAGAAGAAATGCAAGGTGGTGGAGCAGCTACTTCAGCTTATGCTGGTGAATTTAAACCTCAGTCTGTAGATCCTAATGGGGCTTTACCTGAAGGTAGTGTTGGATTAGATCAAATAATGAATTTATTAAATAAATAATGGCGTTTGGAGCTAAAAAAATATTTCCTGTAGACTTAAAACCTGGCACTGCTGTTGGGGTGGCTCTACCTTTTAATGCTCCTGCTGTTTTTCGTTCAACATACACTACTAAAGAAGCTATTAAGAATAACTTAATTAATTTCTTTTTGACTAACCAAACCGAAAGATATTTAAATCCTACTTTTGGAGCCAATTTAAGAGCTTTTATTTTTCAACAAATTGCTGTTGGAAATTTAGAAAGTTTAAAACAAAATATACAACAACAATTAAGTACTTATTTTCCTAATGTTAATGTAGCAAGTTTAAATATTGACTCTATTAATGACCTTAACCAAGTTAATATTGAATTAACATACAATGTAATTGACACTGGTATATCTGATAACATTAATATTACCTTTACATAATGGCTAATAAAAAAAACATACAATACATAAATAAAGATTTTACAGAATTAAGAGCTAGTCTTATTGACTATGCTAAAACTTATTTCCCAAACACATATACAGACTTTAGTCCTACCTCACCAGGTATGATGTTTATGGAAATGGCCGCGTATGTTGGTGATGTTTTATCTTTCTATATGGATAACCAAATCCAAGAAAACTTTTTACAATACGCTAGACAACCTAATAATTTGTATGAGTTAGCTTATATGTTTGGTTATAAGCCTAATGTAACTCAAGTAGCTACTACTATTATTGATTTCTATCAACAAATACCAGCTACTGGACCTACATCAAGTCGAGTACCTGATTTTAGTTATTCCCTTTTTGTACCCGCGAATTCAAATGTGACCTCAACTTCTAATGCATCTATATCTTTTCTAATTGAAGATCCTATAGACTTTTCAGTCTCAAGTTCAGGTGACCCAACTGAAATTACAGTCTATGAAGTTGATGGAAGTGGTACTCCTTTATATTTTCTTTTAAAGAAATCAAGAAAAGCAATATCTGCTAACATAAACACTGTGCCTTTTAGTTTTGGTGCTCCTGTTCAATTTTCAACTGTAGACATTAATGATGATAAAATTATTGGTGTTTTAGATATTACTGATACTGATGGAAATGAATGGTATGAAGTAGATTATTTAGGTCAAGAAATGATTTTTAATTCTATTAAAAATACAAATGTTAATGACCCTAATTTATCTCAATATGCTGGTGATACTCCTTATATTTTAAAATTAGAAAAAATCCAACGTAGATTTGCTACTCGTGTTATTAACACTGGATCTTTACAATTACAATTTGGAGCAGGTACAGCAGATGATACAGATGAAGAAATTACTCCAAACCCAAATAATGTAGGTATTGGTTTACCTTTTGAACAAGATAAATTAACAACTGCTTATTCACCTGAAAATTTCTTATTCACTAAAACATATGGTATAGCTCCTTCTCAAACAACTTTAAATGTTAGATATCTAACAGGTGGAGGAGTAGAAGCAAACGTTCCGGCTAATGATTTAGCTACTTTAAATTCTACAGTTACTTTCTTAAACACAGGTTTAGCAACTAACACTGCTAATTATGTATTTAATAGTTTAGCAGTTACTAATCCAGCGGCCGCTGATGGAGGTGGTGATGGAGATACAATTGAAGAAATTAGACAAAACTCTTCAGCTAATTTTGCTACTCAATTACGTAACGTAACTCAAAATGATTATTTAGTAAGAGCACTTTCAATGCCTGCTAGATATGGAGTTGTTTCTAAAGCATATATTGAGCCTACTAAAGCACAATCTATTTCAGCTGGTGAGTCTCAATCAGTATTGGATTTATATATTTTATCATACAATGTAAATAACCAACTAACAACTACTTCTTTAGCTTTAAAACAGAATGTTATAACTTATCTTTCTCAATATAGAATGGTAAATGATTCTGTAACAATTAAAGATGCCTTTATTATTAATATTGGAGTAAATTTTGATATTATTGTTTTACCTAACTTTAATAGTAATGAAGTATTAACAAGATGTATCTTAGCTTTACAAGAATATTTTGCTATTGATAGATGGCAAATCAATCAACCTATTGTTTTAAGAGACATTTATATTCTTTTAGATAGAATTGAAGGTGTACAAACTGTTAAGACAATTAACATTACTAATTTAGTAGGAGAAAGTTTAGGGTATAGCAAATACGCTTATGATATAAACGGAGCCACAGCAGATAATGTGGTTTATCCCTCATTAGACCCGTCTATATTTGAAGTAAAATACCCTAACCAGGACATCCAAGGAAGAGTAGTACCTTTATAATAAAACGAAATGGCTGTATTAAAAATATTCCCCGAAAAAGACACAACATTATACTCTTTATTCCCTAATATGAATACAGGGTTAGATGAGATAGTTGAAGCTACTCTTACAACTTTTGCTTATTCTGATCCAAATCCTCAAACAAGTAGATTTTTAATTAAATTTGCTGATGAAGACATAACAGCTGCTTTTGACCCAATGCCTGATAATATCTATCAAAGCGGAAGTTGGAATGCTAGATTGCAATGTTGGGTTTCTACAGTCACAGGATTAAATGTTACTACTTCAGTTGATTGTTTCCCTGCCGCCCAAGAATGGGGAATGGGTACAGGGCGTTACTTAGATGATCCTATTTCAACAGATGGTGCTAGTTGGATCTGGGCTGACTACTCAGGTAGTAATCAATGGATTATTCCTCCTGTTGCTGGTGCTACATCATCATTTACCTCTTCTGTTCCTTCAGGAGGAGGCACTTGGTATACAGGATCTCAATATGCGGCATCTGTAACTTTTAGTTATAGAACAGATAAAGATCTTAATTTAAATGTAACTAATACTCTTAGAGCTTGGACAACAGGTTCTGGGTCTGTACCTCTTACAAGATTGCCTAACCATGGTTTCTTATTAAAACAAAGACAAGAATTTGTTAATAATAAAAACTATCAACCGGAATTAAAATATTATTCTGTTGATACTAATACTATTTACCCTCCAGCTTTACAAATTAGTTGGTTTGATTTTTCTTGGAATACAGGGTCATCAACTCAAACAATACTAAATACACTTCCTGCTACAATTAACTTAGCAGATAATCCTGGTGTTTTCTATAGCCAGAGTATAAACAGATTTAGAGTTACTGCTCGTCCTGAATACCCAATTCAGTTATGGCAAACATCTTCAGTATATACAAACAATTTCTATTTACCTTCAGGTTCATCAACTTGGGCTATTAAAGATTTAGAAACTAATGAATATATAGTTGATTTTGATAATAGCTATACTCAGATTAGTGCAGATGCTACTTCAAGTTATTTTGATGTTTATATGGATTTCTTACAACCTGAAAGATATTATAACATTTTAATTAAAACTACTTTAAATGGTTCAACAATAGTATTTAACAATCAATATTACTTTAAAGTTATTAATGGATAATGTCTGAAACTATACAATTAAATAAACAAGTATATGTAAAACCCCAATATGAAAGGGTTATTGATACTTCTTTTACTCAATTAGTTCAACCACCACCAGTAGCTCCTACCTCAATACCTGCTATAACAGTAGCAGAATTTTTTCAAAATTATCAAGAAATATTTTTCCAAATACCTAAATTTGGAAGTGTAAATTCTCATGAGTACCTTATACAAACGAGCCAAGGTTACATAGGTGGTAATCAAGCTGATGATGGTACTATACAAGCTTTAATTGATGAAATAACTCAATTAAGACAAGAAAACTTAGACCTACAACAACAAATTTTAACAGGAAGTCTACCAATATAAAATGAATAGAATAGTAAATATCAATTCAATTAACCCTGAAACATTTGAACTTCAAACATATTCTGTTGAAGATAGTTCTCTTATTGCTTCCTTTGAGGTAGAAACTTCATTTAATCCATCTATAGATAAAGTTGAGTATTTTATTTATGATTTAAATGGTCAAATAGTTTATAGTAATGTTAATGGTTATCCTAACTATTCATTAGTTAATAACACCTTAACCCTTGATCCTGTACAAGATTTAACTCAACAAGGATTTAATAATGGACAATATAATACTGTCTATAATTTTGTAAGTCCTAAACTTTCATCATCACCTACTTTCCCTTATTTTATTTCAGAGATAAGTTCAGACGGTACTGAAGTAAGATTAGATACTACAATTATACCTAATCAACAGGTAATTTCTTCTTCATTAGAATTAATAAATAGTATTAATACTACTACAGGAAGTTATTATGATTTTTATTTAGATTTTGGAGATAATAATTTATTAATTGCTGTTAATGCTTTACTTGATACTTCAAGTATTGATAACCCTACAGTGTTAATTAAGTTATATGAACCATTACCATCTTTATTTCCATTACAAACTCAATGTTGGGTTGTTACTCAAACAGCTAACTCTATAGCTTATAACATTGATATTAATTATGTTTTTGATAATTTAGATAACAATGTTTATTTAAAAGGTCCTAACTATAATTTAAGCTTATCAGATCAAATAAACAATTCAACTGATTATATTAACTATAGTAATTTAAAAAATGCTACTAGTTCTTATAGCCAGGGAACAGGTAGTTTTAACTACCAATTAAATAATATTTTAGCTCAAACAGGAATAAACATTAATGTTGATTATTCTGAATATTCTAATTTTATACATTTTTCTTCTGCTTTAACTAGATTAGAAAATTTTTATTATAAATTAGGACTATTAGAAGAATACACATATAGTGCTAGTTTT